ACTCTAAATGGTTTGAATTCATTCACTTGCTGAGTGGCACCTTCCCAAATCTTATGGAACATATTACCAATACCATTTGCAGTAGAAGTGATGATAATTTGAGTATCTTTACCAGAGGACACAACAGGATATGTTGAAGTATAGAAGTCCGCAGCTTTTTCAACAAATGCAAATTCGTCAAGATACAAAAGGTTTACAGACATACCACGAATAGAAGAACCGGATGTCGCAGCAGCAACAATACGACTATTATTAGAAAACTCTAAAGACCCTTTGTTAAGTGCTTTAGTTCCGGGCTGTAGAAAGAACGGTAGGTTTTCCAACATCAAAGTAACTCTTCCGAGCATTTCTCTTGCTGTTGCACCCTTATTGGCCAGTACCGCCACAGTTTTGTCGGGGTGAAAAATAGCATACCATAGAAGGTATGCAACAGAACTAATTGATTTTCCAGACTGCCGACATGCAAGAACAATAGAAAAACGATTATCTTTAAAATGATTAAACATTTTCTTTTGATATGGATATAGATCAAAAGGCACCAACCCACGATCTAGGTTGATCACCTTACAATATTGTGTTGCAAAGTATGCAGGATCATTCATACACTTTGAATACTCAGACAAATCATCATTCGTCCATCCCTGCACAACGCCATCACGCTTTACCTGTTGATTTCCATTATATGTGTCATTCATTATCTGGAGTCACGTCTTTCATTAACATCTTTTGTAGGTCTGCTGTAGACCCCACAAACACATTATTATTTGTCGTTTGGGGTATTTGCCCTTGTGGCGGTGCGTCCACTTTATGATAGTCTTGTTTCTTTTTATGTAAGTCTAAAAGATTTCCGTTAACATCTGCAACATTTTTCATCATACCCGATAGCACTTCAAATGCCCGAGGATGTTCAGTGGCTCTTGCGACTTCCATCATTTCTTCAAGTGCTTCTGACCCTTTGACTAATAAGTCATAATAGGTTTTTCTAGCAAATTCGAAATCATTATCTACATTATCACTATCTTTTGTCATTTTATGCACTATCAAATGGATATATTAAATCCAAGGTTTCATTAAATCCATAGTCACTATCTGCCGATGCGTCTGCTGGATCAGTTGTTACAGTTAGTCTCCCGATCTGTAAATCTGAATCTAGAAGTCCTGCTTCTTGATTATATAGGTTATTAATAGATGTACGGATGACGCCAACTTCTGTTATTGGTCCATAGAAGTTTGCTCTCATATCAAAGGTTAGTGTGTAAATAATTGTTCTGCGTTGCTCAAGTGCGCCTTCATAGTCATCAGAGAAATCTACACCCGTAAGAGAAATAGGCACATCCTCTTTAATTTCAGGGTATGCAGCAAATGGTTTAATGGTCAATGTGTACTGTGGATTGAAGTACGGCATGATTTGTTCGACAACCTGCAAAGCATCGTCTTGACTTTTAGCATATATGCTCAATTGAAATGAGATATTATATGGCACAAAGCTATAGAATTTATTTCTAAGACTACCAGATGATCCCGCCTGTGTAAACTGATTTGATTTTTGTAGTTGTCTTTGAGCATCATATGTGATACCAACAATTTCAAACGACATTCTAGGAAGTTTTATGGCAACCTTTGTGTCGGTGTCAAGATCCGGATTTTCTCTAATGCGTTCCAGAAATTTTCTTTTAGGTCCATACGACAATGGAACTTTAACTTGACTTATAACTTGACCTGTGCCATCTTTTCGTAATACATAAAGATTATTGAAGAGTGTGCCGAATACTGCTACGCTCTTTCTAATACGTTGATGGTAAAAATGAGTTCCAAACATCTATTGACCTTCATATATTTTTTGTAGATGAGTCTCGAACTCTTCTACTTTAGATAGTCTATTGGGCCAAAGAATATAATCTTTTTCTGGATTTTGTTTTAGATTATTTAAAAGAGGCGTAATAGCATTATATAGCTTATTTAGTCTGTCTTCAGATGATGTTGCAGTAGCAGAAACTTTCTGTACCGCTTCTAACTCATCTTCATTGACCGCCGTAAAACCAAAATCAAACATATCACTCATTAATTATTCTCCAGGTCGCCAAATGGGTTGCCTTCACTGAAGTCTAAGAAATCTGCCCCTATAGTGCTAAAGTCTGTGTTCTGCTCATTTTGACTGATTTGATTATCCTCTGATACGCTATTCACGAGTGCATTGGCCTTTGTTCCACTCAAATCAAGATCAGTAGTTCCCACAACAACTCTACCAGATACAAACTCATGATAGTTGCCATCATCTCCACCAATATGTATAAGGCTTAGTGTATTATCGGAATCATTCCATTTGGACACTTCACCTGACATCGTGACGCCACCAGACAGTGACTGATTAACAGTTTCGCCTATTGTGAACCCACCACCTGCACTATCCAGTACCAAATCGTACTCATATGCATAAGACCGTTCAATGGCATCAATAGCATCAACATTTGTATCAAAGTCTTCATCATTATATTCAAACAACTCACATCTTAATTTATATGTAGCAAGATTACTTATCTGATAGAATGGTTGCTCATGTTCAACCGCCATAACCTGAAACATAGAATTCGACAATGGAAGATAAACCAAATCGCCCTCTCGTGGGCGATCCCCAGATATCTCATTATCATATCTATTTACAGTTTGGGTCCATCTGCGTCTTGCAACAACAAATGTTGCTTGATCTCTGATCTCAACACCAAACTTTGTGAACAAGTCCCCTTCCCCATCAAACCCTTCAGTGTTTTCAATATACATCTCAATCTTATAAGATGAATTAAATCTAGACGGAACGTCATCCCCAAAGATCTTATCTTCATTTACTATATCTCTTGGTAGATAGTAGATGTCTTGGCCGTACATCTTCAAAGACTCTATGACTATATCCTCATAAAGACCTTGTTCAGATTGTACCTTTTGGCTGAAATACTGATTAGTAGCCATTTACTATCCTACAAAAAAGTCTACAGGTAATTCATGGTCATTCCTTAGCTTCTCTCTAAGTCTTTCCAGTTCCTGCATTGCGTCTTCATATAGCTGTCTGCCATTAAGTGTGACACCCCCGGGCATCTGCATACCCTCAAACTTAATCAGATTAGATCCCCACTGTAATTTCAGTAGTTGTGTTGTGAACTCTTTTAACCACATATCATTCCATACCTTGGTATGATCACCCTCATCAATAATACTATACACTTCTGCAATGAGGTACTCACCAACCTTGACATCCTCATCTTCGAAGTTACCATGAATATAAAGTCTGTTTTGTTTTCTCACATAGTCAACTTGGGGAGAGCCATTTAATCTCATATCAAGAAGAGAAACATATTGCATTACCTGCTCATAATATGCCAAGTCTCCAATATAGGAGTGCATATTAGCAATATCATTTAAGTGCATTTGATATTTCACACTAAACATATTTCGAGAATACACACCCGCATCCATTTTAAACAGCTTAGTTACCTGTTGCACATTATTAGAGATTGGAATATATTTATTAGTAATGTCATCTTCTGTGACTAGATGTTGAATGTAGCCTCTATAGGTACCTTCTGAATGATACTCTCTATAGTATTGCAACGCCTCATCAACTCTATCTTCGATTTGATCTTCGTCCACATTGATTTCGATGACAGGATCACCCAATCTGCGTAAGCAGTAATCAATCAAACCTTGTCTTGAGCTGGGATTTGCCATTTTTCATTCCTATTTTAACAGTATTTATATCAGTTCAAAAGAGTGCCAGCAGCATTGTACACATCAATACGATAGTAACTAGGAGCTTCGCCCCCAAGTGAATTAAGAGTTACTGTAAAATCAGTCCCACTTGGTGTGCCTATTGTAAGTTGATCACTTGCAGAATCCCAAGAGACAGCATCAATACCTTGAATACTTACTGCACTTGCACTTGTAATTTGCCCTTGAGCATTTACTGTAATGTCTGCTATCTGTGTTGCACTGCCATAGTTTGCAGCAGAAACACCTGTATTGGTAATACTAATAGCACCAGTACCACTATTATATGTAATACCAGTGCTTCCTGATAGATTTCCTCTAATATCCGCCGCAGAAGGTCCTGTGTACTCGACAGACCCAGTAGCTTGAACATATGATAATGATCCAAAACCACCATTGTCTTGAACGCTAAATGCTGACCGTGCTCTTGTTTGTGTGAAGTATTGATTAGTACCCTCAGAAAGATCGCTTGTAGAGAACGGCGCAAGTGTAATAGAATCACTAAAGTTTTCAGCAGCAGTTTGTACAGTAAGCACCCCATCAGAGGTATTATAGGATACACCAGTAACACCAGCCACGGTTGCAGTGCCGACACTATCGACATACCCATTAGCATCAACCGTTATTATAGGTATTTCTGATACAGATCCATAAGTACCTGCGACCACAGGAGCCACAGCGGATCTATCAACATCGCCTGTCATGGTCCCCGCAATTGTAAAATCTCCAGATCCATCTTTGGAAATCAGAGTGCCGCTTGTGGGTAAGTTAAGACTGGTCGCACCACTTGTCGTAAGTGTTGTTGCATGGGCTCCGCTGGTAGTAAGATTTCCACCTAAAGTTAAATTACCAGTTAAGCTAATAGTTCTATTGGCATTATTAACATCAAGTGTTAATGTTCTATCTGCAGTTAAAATGGGAGTTGCGTTATTAGAAACAATTCGAGTTTCAAATGAAGTTGTTGTAACATCTCTCAATCCAAAGGTACTAACATCAGTAATAGATGCCGGGCCAGTAATCGTAGGTTGAGTGATAGTGGGTGATGTTAGTGTTTTATTAGTTATCGTCTGAGATGCGCCAAGCCCCACTAAATTATCATCAGAAACCGCTGCATTAAACTGTCCCAAAGTACCCGTAAGAGTATTGTTGGTCAAGTTTAATGTTTTATTAGTTAGTGTTTGAGTTCCAGTTCTTGTGGCGATATGATCACTATCAATTGTGATAGTCGCTTCAAGAGCGTGGGCAGGGGAGGAAACATCCAACCCTGCGCCACCTGTTAAAGATTTGAGATAATTACCGCTAGTGCTAGAGTCTAGTAAGATCGTCTCGCTCTGTACAATTACTCGTACCCCTGCGGAATCAACCGCAATTTCTCTTAAAGACGTTCCGAGAAAATCACTGAGCTTTTGTACCATTTATAAATTTCCTATGCTTGTGCTTCAATCCACCGCAAAGCGACAGATCCTTTAGAACTACCAAAAATCATATAAATGTTGATCGCAAGAATATCAGGACCGTCTGGATACATAAAATCTCCACCTAGTGGCGCTCCCGACATTTCTTTAAGTTTTGTCAAATTCAAATTGGACACAACAGAACCAGAGTTCGATGAAGCCGCAACATATGAAAAAATTAGTTCTCCCGGAGTTGCATAGTTTCCAGTAGTCCAAGTAATGTTATTGTCCGCCGCAATTTGAGCAAATGAAGGCTGTCCACCTCTACTTGCTGCATTTAGTCCTTGCCAATTAGCATCTGAAAAGTTTCTTGGATTAAGAATACCTTCAACTACAATTTCACCAACTGACGAAAAGAAGCCCCCTGAACGGCCAACTGAAACTGCAACCTCTTCAACTAACATTTGAGATCTATTGAGGAGCTCTTTGGCACCCAACCTTCCTGTCAAAGCGTTACTCACAGAAGGTGCAAGTCTAATACAGAATGCTGTTTTGGGTGTAGTGGTGATATCAATGTTAGATTCTTTATGTGTGAATAGAAAACCTCTATCTCTTTCAAAACCACCATCCATAATAAGCGAACTACCCCAGTGAGACAGCGTAGGTGAACATGTATTAGAGATTTCTAAAATACCAGTATTTGTGCTGTGTGGAACTTTAGGACCAGCACTAAAGGTGCTAGTGGTTCCTTGCAGATACTGTTGGAAGGTTGCTTCTCTGGTACACCCAGTGAAGTTACCCGGACCATCTGTAGCACTTCTACCTGTATATGTGATAACTTCATTATCAATATAAAC